TAAGACTAATTACACCGCCTGCAAGCGCTGCCGTATCGCTTGCAGAGGCCAAGGCGCATCTACGCATCACAGACGCCACGGATGACGTTTTGATAACCGCGATGATTAGCGCGGCCACAGAAACAGCAGAGCATTTAACCGGGCGGGCCTTGATGGTGCAAACCTGGGAGGCTGGCTTTGATTGGTTCACATCAAGCCTGCAGCTACCGCGTGCGGGTGTGCTAAATGTGACCAGCATCACATACATAGACGCGACGGGTTTGTTGCAAACACTACCGCCTGCGCTTTACACGCTGCTAACTGACGAAACCAGCTATGCAGTACTAATACCAGCTTACAACGTGACATGGCCCACGCATCGCGGCGATATTGACGGCGTGAAGGTGCGATTTGTTGCTGGGTACGCCAGTGCATCGCTTGTGCCGCAATCTATCAAAAGCTGGATGTTGCTGCACGTTGGCAGTCAATACGAAAACCGCGAAAGCGAAATAACTGGCGGCGGTGTTGCATCGCTTGGCTTTGCGGATCGTTTACTTGACAGGCATCGGGTTTACGGATGAAAGCGGGACAGCTTCGCACACTGGTGACGCTACAGGCTCCAGCGGTCGGCGTTGACTCTATCGGCCAGCCGCTAACAGGCTGGACAAACGTAGCCGATGTGTACGCTGACATACGCCACCAAAGCGGCATGAGTGCGATTAAGGCCACCGCTGACGTATCAGTTAACCGGGTATCAATCCGCATCCGTTATCGGGTTGTGACGGCTGATATGCGCGTGTTGCAAGGCGCTACGGTGTTTGCAATTCAAGCAGTTTTGCCGGATGCAAAACGGGTCTTTGTGGATTTGGTTTGTCAGGCGGTGGCGTGAAATTCAATTTCGACACTCCAAAACTGATTGACCAACTTAAGGCGACGCAGCAAAAGTTGCGTGATGCAGCTAGACCAGCCGCGCAAGCGGGGGCGCAAGTGATTTATGAAGCGGCTCGCATCAATGCGCCAACGTCCAACAAGGCGCATTTTTTCTACATTCGCGGCCAAAAGTACGGCCCGTTTTCACCCGGTACTTTGCGTGATTCGATTTATCAGGTTTATTCCAAGTCCGAAAGCACCGACAGCAAAGCGACTTACCAAGTCTCTTGGAATTACAAAAAAGCACCCTACGCATTCATGGTGGAGCTTGGCACAAGCCGCGCACCAGCCAGATCGTTTCTAGGCAAGGCTTTGCGTGAAAAGAAAACAGCGGCCCTCAAAGCCATCAAAGACACCTACGTATCGGAGGTCGGAAAGTCATGAGTTTTGAAAGCCAGCTATTCGGCATCCTGCAAGCCGCCTGCCCGCGTGTATTCCCGGATGTAGCGCCGCTAGGTGCGGCCACGCCATACCTCACTTGGCAGCAGTTGGGCGGCGAGTCGCTGCGATTTTTAGACAACACCGCACCTGACAAACGCAACCTGTTAATGCAAGTTAACGCCTGGGCAAAAACCCGGATGGAGGCCACAGTCTTAAGCCGACAGATTGAAAACGCATTGTGTGCATCGGCGCTGTTTATCGCCATTCCAGAGGGCGAGGCCATCAGCACTTATGAGGATGACACGTTGCTTTACGGCTGCATCCAGCGGCTCAGTATTTACGCAGCCCGATAGGCAACACCAAACAACAGGCCCGCCCAGTGCGGGTTTATTAATTTCAGCCTGAAAAGGCAAAAAAACAAGGCTCTGCCAGAGAAATCTGTCGGGGCCTTTTTCATGCCCGTTTGGGCGTAACCCGCCGCAGCAATGCGGTTTTTTTTCGTCCAACTATCGAAAGGCCAATCATGGCACTTTATTTTGCAGAAGGCTCAAGCCAGCAATTTTCACAAACCTTCGCCGCGCCGGTTGCCATCACTGGCATCAGCAACGCCAACCCAGCGGTCGCCACAACAAGCGTAGCTCACGGCTACATCACTGGCGACGAAATCCTGATTACGTCAGGCTATGAGGATGCAACCGACTCGGTGTATCGCGTCACTAACCTGACCGCCACCACTTTTGCGATTCAAGGATTGGACACCGTCAACACCGGGTTTTTCCCGGTTGGCACAGGTGCGGGCACGGCTCAAAAGATAACGGCGTTTACTGCCATTCCGCAAATCTTGACGATTAGCGGCAGCGGTGGTGATGCACGTTTTACCGATGTGCAGCTTTTGACCAAGCGCAACGGCATCAAAGTGCCAACCGGCTTTAACGCCATCAGCATCACTATGTCGCTGGCGCATGACGCTGCACAGCCTGCCTACATCACCATGTTGGGTATCAGCCGCAACTTGTCAAAAGTCGCGTTTAAACAGGTCGTTTCTGGCGGCTCTGTGACTTATGGCTTCGGCTATTTGTCGGTATCTGAAATGCCAAAACTCAACAGCAACCAGGTCAACGCCGTTGACGCTGCCATGACTGTTTTGGGCCGCTCAGTTTCTTACTAATCCCCGGCCACGCGGCCACACCAGGCACCGACGCAGCCCTATTCGTTTTCCTTTGCGGGGAAGCGGTAGGGCTGCGCACGGGCGTTTTTAACCCCGCAAACGAAAGCAACTTATGTCAGCCAAAACCACATTGGGCAAGCGCCCGCAAAACTTCAAATCCATTACCGTCAAATTCACCATGCCCGATGGCAGCGCAGGCAGTATTCCTACAGTCTTTAAATACCGCACTCGTTCTGAATTTGGGGCTTACCTAAACCAGTTGTTTGACACTTCCGGCGCAGAAAAACCGATTGCTGATGAAGTGCCGGATTTTGTGGCGCTGTTTCTGAAAGCTGGCGAAAAAACTGTTTTTAACTTGCTTGATTCGATCAATAGCTGGGATTTCGAGCACGAACTGAACAAAGACACGCTGACGCAAATGGGGGACGAAATCCCCGCATCGTTGGCTGCTTTTAGCGAGGCTTATCGCGCAGCCTGTGTTGAAGGCAAGCTGGGAAACTGACCGGGGCGGCTGCTGCGTATTACCAACCGGCTGCAGCAGCCGAATCGAACCCCTTTTTAGCAGGGCTTGCAGCAGCGCATAAAGAGATGGTGTTTGAGGTTTGGCCTGAAAACTGGCCGGCCTTTAAATTGTTTTGCAAGCTTGGCACGCAATGGCGGGTCGGCCCTGCTGGCGCAAGCGGGCTTGATTACACGGCGCTGCTGGCAATCATGGCCCGCATGGCCCTGACTGACGATGAGCATGACAATCTTTTTGACGACATACAGGTTTTAGAGCGTGCAGCGCTGGAAGCGATGAACCAAAAGGACTAGGAAAGCGCTACTATTCAAGCTCTATTTACAAGGGGCTGCGATGGAGGTTTTTCTACTCTGGTTTGTTCTCGCAATAGCGGCAGGAGTGTTCGCCGATAACCGTGGCCGGTCGGGTCTTGGTTGGTTTTTTATATCAGTTGTATTTTCCCCGTTGATCGGGTTCATTTTGCTGATGATTTTTCCGAAACAAGGGTCTGCTGCTTTTCCAAAAGATGAGATGGGGCGTGCTATATCCCCCGATACCCATGTGCGCTGCCCCGACTGCAAAGAGTTAGTTAGGCGTGATGCGATCAAGTGTAAGCATTGCAGTACAACGCTGATAGCGCAATAAATTAGGCCCTGCGGCCTTAACAAAATACAGCACACCACCTTCGGGTGGTTTTTTCGTTTCAGGGCTTGCTTCGGCGGGCCTTTTTTATTTCAAGGCCCAAATGGCGGACATAAAGCTTACTGGCGAGCTATCAATGGACACCTCCCAAGGGGAGGCATCCGTCGACAAGTTTGGCAAATCCGTCAACAAGATGGCGCGGGAAACGGCAGAAGCAGCAAAAAAAGCAGCCGATGCGGTTGGCGGCATTAGCGGAAAGTTTGATTTCTCAGCTGAGAAAATCACGCGCAACGAGCGCAGCATCACCGAATCAATCAAGCGCACGACAACGCAGTTTGAATTGCTGGGCAAGACGGCTTCGCAAAAGCTTGAATTCAAAATTAGTACGCAAGGTCTTGACGCTGCCAAGTTTGAGCCAGCATTGCAAAAACTGCGCGAGCTTGAAGCACAAGCAAAGCGGGCTGGCGACGCTGGCGAGGGCATGGGCAGGAGCTTCAAAAAGGCGGGCGACGACGCTAGTGGAATGTCTGATGTTCTGCGGTCCATCACCACGGGTGGCATTGCGGCATTTTTGGGCGGTGCTGTTGTGCAGTCGGCAGCAGCCGCAACGAAGGCGCTATACGAGGCAAGCGCAGCCGGTGAACGCTTGCGGACCATGCTTAATTTTGCAAGCGGTGGAAACGGCGCAAAGGAAATTGATTACCTTCGCGGCGTCACTGACCGCCTGGGGCTTTCGTTTGAAGGCACTGCCAAGGCTTATGGGCAGTTTGCAGCGGCTGCAAAAGGGACCGCGCTTGAAGGCGAAAAGGCCCGCAATATTTTCGAGTCAGTGTCAAAAGCTGCAGCTGTGATGGGTTTATCTACCGAGCAATCAAGCGGCGCGCTGCTGGCTTTGCAGCAGATGATTTCAAAAGGCACAGTACAGGCCGAAGAATTGCGCGGGCAATTGGGCGAACGCTTGCCGGGTGCTTTCCAGATTGCCGCAAAGGCTATGGGCGTTACCACTGCGGAGCTTGGCAAGATGCTTGAGACCGGGCAAGTGGTAGCTGATGATTTCCTACCCAAGTTTGCCAAGGCGCTTGAAGAGAACCTGGGTGGTGCAGCCGAGAAAGCGGCTGACAGGCTAGATGCGTCGGTAAATCGGGTTGACAACGCCTTTGCACGCCTAAAGCAAACCACTGGAGACAGCGGAGTCAGTAAGTTTATGTCTGGTCAATACGCGATTCTCGCGGATGGGCTTGACGGCGTTGCAGACGCTATGGAAAAAGCAAAAACACAAGGCAGTGGCTTTGCCGTGCAAATGTTTGCGGCGGCAGGCGCGGCGGCTCAATTTATAAACCCGTTACAGGCCATCAGTTACAACGCGATTCAATCAGGCAACGCTTTAAAGCAGGCGGAGGCTGAATTTGCCGCGCTAAAAGCACAATCCGATAAGCAGGGATACAGCATTTATTTCAAGAGTGAAATGATGGTGCTGTCGCAATACATCGCCAAGCTGAAAGAGGCTCAAGGTGCAAAGGCCAATTTAACTGGTGTAAATCCGCGTGATATTCCAGCGACACAAACAAGGGGCGCGTCTTATGCCCGCTTTGAGGCAGAGCAAGAGACCGCCACCAAAGCATTGAATGCAGAGCGCATGAAAGGCGCTGGCATCACTAAAGAATACATCGCAAGCATCAAGACCTACCAAGACGCTTTGCGCAGCGGGATCATCACCGAAAAAGAAGCAACCACTGCCGTTGCAGAGTTGGTTAAAAAACAGCAGGAAAAAGCAGGCACTGGCAGGGACGTAGCAAAGGCAACCAACGCGGGCGCGGCGGCATCAAGGGCGGCGGCTGAAGCCGAACGTGAACTCAAGCGCGCCTATGACGAAACGCTGAAATCGGCACAAGCATTGGCGGATTTGCGCAACAAGGAAAACGATGCCATTGCGGCCTATATGCGAGGCGAAGAAGTTGCCCGTATTGCCACCGTCAAGGCCGCAAACGAATCTGTTGCTGCTGCGCAGGCCGAATACGACAACTATGGCAAAACCAAATCACAGATAGCGGAGGTGACGCTTGCCCGCTTGCAAGACAAGCTCGCTGGCGTCAATGCGGGTACTGAGATAGCCGCATCTATCGAGCGCGAAATTAACGCACAGACGCGCCTGATCGACATTTTGCGAAAAGGTGAAGTGCGTGAGGCCGGTGTGAAAGCCGCTGAAGCAGCAAGTGCCGAATGGCAAAAGACCGCCGACAGCATCAGGGACGGCTTGACTGACAGCTTATTCCGAGCTTTTGAATCAGGCAAAGGCTTCTTCAAATCGCTCTGGGATGGCATCAAAAACCTGTTTAAAACT